GGGCTACTTGGGAAAACAAGGGAGTCCAAGGAGATGGAAGGCGGCCTCCTCGACGAGGAAGGCTCCTGTCCGCTTGCCACCCAAGACGAGATAGTCAACCGTGGCAATAAGCAAAAAGCCATCCTGACCGCCAAATACGGCCCTAGCGAGGGCGAGTCCAAGTGCGGCAACTGCGAGTACGGGATGAAGTTGAAGGGCTGTGGCCTGGGCAAGAACGAGGTGTTCTGCGATGTCTACGAGTTCAAGTGCAGCGCGGATAATGTCTGCGATGCGTGGGAAAGCATGGAAGAAGAATCCGAAGAAGAATCGGATTAAAGACCTCTTTAACTGCCCAACAGGAGATTAAAATTGCCTTTCAAATCTAAGCAGCAAGCCAAACTAATGTTCGCCGCAGCCGCCTCCCCGAAGGTCGCCAAGGCTACTGGTGTCCCCCAGAAGGTCGCCAAGAAGATGGTCAAGGAAGGTCAGTCTAGCCTCAAGAAACTGCCCACAAAGGTGAAGAAATGAAAAAAGAAGTCTACGAGAAGGCTAGACCAAAGGGTCTTGGCAAGCCCAAGGCACTAAGCCCCAACCAGAAGGCAGCCGCCAAGCGGTTCGCCAAGTCCACGGGGACAAAGTACCCATCCCTGCTTGCTAATATGCGCGGGGCGCAAGCCAAGAAATGAAGATAAGGGACGCTGCCAAGCGGTTTGAAGCCTATGACAGAGCAACTACGAAGAAAATGGCCGAACATAATCGGTCTGGTGGAGATGTTCGCGCACCTGTTAGGTCGCTCAAAGGAGCCTCAACAGGCGACAAGTACGACCGCGCCAAGTTCATCTACCGAAAAGCCGCCCAAGCCCTTACTGCTGGACACCCTCTCAAAGACAAGAACGGAGAGGCTACGCCCGCAGCCCTCCAGTTCAAACGCTGGGCGGCCAAAGTCCCGCAAAACCGCGAAGACCTCCAAGAACTCAAAGCCCTCGGGACAAGACTTAAAGCCCGCTACAAGCCAAAATAATGCACGCAAGCGCACTACAAAGCGCGACTGAGTTCTTCGACAAGTACCCCCTAGAGACCGCCTCTGTGGTGGAGATAGGGTCGCAGAATGTCAACGGCTCCCTCAAGGACGTATGCCCCAAGCACTATTCTTACACGGGGCTAGACTACTCCCCCGCAGATGGCGTGGACATAGTCTTAGAAGACGAGTACAAGTTCCCCCTACCTGACGGCTCTACGGACATCGTGGTAACAAGTAGTTGCTTTGAACACGCCGAAATGTTCTGGCTAACCTTCCTAGAGGGCGTGAGGATTCTCAAGCCTGGTGGGTTGTTCTACATAAACGCCCCGTCCAGAGGCGAGTACCACGCTTTTCCACAGGATTGTTGGAGGTTCTACCCAGACGCTGCCAAGGCTTTATTAAAGTGGGCAAAGCGCAACGGGTATAATTGCACGCTTGAATACACAAAATTATTAGACAACCATTGGGGAGATTTTATAGTTGTCTACCGTAAAACTTAACCTTGGCTCTGGTAAAGATTGGCGCAAGGACTGCATAAACGCCGACATCCAGCCGGAGAAGAAACCCGATTGGGTTCTAGACATTACAAAAGTCCCGTGGGGCGAGGTTATAGACACCCGCTTGGGACGGTTCGCGGTAGAGAAGGGAATGGTCACCGAGATAATCGCCAACGATGTCTTGGAGCATATCCCAGACCTTGTAAAAGCAATGACCAACTGCCGAGACTTACTAAAGCGCGGCGGCGAGATGCACATCCACGTTCCCTACGACCTAAGTCTAGGCGCGTGGCAAGACCCGACACACGTTCGGGCGTTCAACGAAAACTCATTCTTATATTACACAGATTGGCATTGGTATCTAAACTGGGAGGAGAAGTTCACCTGTACGCAGATGGGCTTTGAACTCTCGGACTTGGGTCACGAGATGCGGGAGCAAAAGGTTCCCACAGAGACTGTTATAAGAACCCCTCGTGCGGTAGATGCCCTGCAAGTCATACTCAGGAAGGATTGACATGGAAAAGTTACAAGCCTTGTGGTCAGACATAAAACTACTCGCCAAGCGTATTCTTGCAAAACTAGGGTTGTAAGTGGCATACCCGTATGATGGGATGTTCTATCCCACCCTCCCCGAGGACACTCAGGACTTCCCAGCGGTTCTACGGGGCATCCAACGCACCTTGGCAGACCGCGCTAGGCTAACCGCGCAGTCAATCATTGAAAGCGGCCAACGAGCCGAGCAGTTGCAGAGAGAGGCGTTCCCAGACCCGACAAGGCCAACCCAGTTACAGAACCCAGAGGCTTTGGCGAAACTGACAGATATGATTATGAACGGCCCTATGGGGCTTGCTCAGATGGGTATGACAAAAGCAACTGGGTCAGATTTAACTCAAACTTATCAACAAATATCTAACAAAGTAGATGAGTTGTATAAGAGGATGCAACAAGAAAGTTCGAACTCGTCGTTATTAAATGAATACAAAAATTTAAGGGCGCAACGAGACGAACTTGGCGCAAAACTGCCTCCAGAAGCACAACAGGTTGAGCAAAGTCTTTTAGAGCAATCTTACAAGGGTTCTCATACAGCACCTAAAGTAGATGTTTATGGCGCAACATTTGACAACCTTCAAGGAATTATGCCTTCCAATGTTTACTCTCAGGAAGGCAAGCGTTTGTATGGTTTAGGTGATTCAAAAGTTGATTCAGAGTGGTATATGTCAGCTTTGCGGGTAAAAGGAAAGCCAGACGCAGATGTGACTATTTATAGGGCAGTACCAAAAGGCGTAAAAGACATCAATGATGGGGATTGGGTAACCCCAAGCAAAGAATATGCAAGATTACACGGCGAAAGAACTTTAGACGGAGACTATGAAATTTTGTCTAAAAAAGTAAAAGCCAGAACCCTCTCAACAGAGGGATACCCATACGAACTTGGATATAATGAAATTGTTGTAAAATAACAACTTATCCCGAACAACCAATAGGATTCGGACATGGAAATCAGTAAAGTAGAAGAAGTTACAGAACGCAGACTCCCACCCAACGCGGGAAAGGGAAGACCTGCGGGAGTGCCTAACAAGTCCACAAGTATTGTCAGGGAGGCAATAGCCAACCTACTAGAGCGTAATGCCGAGAACATGGACAAGTGGCTCACATCCGTTGCGGATGGGGACGAGGTCAAGGGCATAAAGCCCCAGCCAGACAAGGCATTGGACATCATGCAGAAGTTAGCCGAGTACCACATCCCCAAACTTGCTAGGACAGAGGTGGTGGGCGACAAGGACACTCCGCTAGAGTTGAAGATTTCGTGGCAGAAGTAACCATACCTTATGCCCCAAGACCCCAACAGCTTCTGGTTCACGATGCGTTGGAGGCTAATAGGTTCGCGGTGGCTGTATGCCATCGTAGGTTCGGCAAGACTGTTGCTGCCATAAACCACCTTATCCGCGCAGCCATGCTCTGCGGTAAGGAAAGCCCACGGTACGCCTACGTTGCCCCAACCTACTCCCAAGCAAAGCGGGTGGCGTTTGACTACCTGCTAAAGTTTACGGAACCCCTGACCCCAACGGCTAACATCAGCGAACTCAGGGTAGACTTCTACGGAAGGCGAATAAGCCTCTACGGTGCAGACAACCCAGATTCCCTGCGAGGAATATACTTAGACGGCGTGGTACTGGACGAGGTAGGGGACATGAACCCGAAGGTCTGGAACGAGGTGCTAAGACCTGCGCTTACGGATAGACTAGGCTGGGCGTTGTTCATCGGTACACCGAAGGGCGCGAACCACTTTAAGGACTTGCGCGACAGGGCAGAGAAAGAGGAAGGGTGGGCATTACTTGAATTTAAGGCTTCGCAGACATGTATTATCAGTACAGAGGAACTTGAAGCTGCCAAGAAAGAGATGGGCGACGACAAGTTCGCAACTGAATTTGAGTGTTCCTTTAATGCTGCGGTTGAGGGTGCGTATTACGGCTCAATACTTAATACGCTTGCACCTGAACGCTTCACGGAGTTCGCGACAGATAACCTCTGCAAGACGTACACGGCTTGGGACTTGGGAGTTGGGGATAGCACAGCTATTTGGGTTTGCCAGGTCGCAGGGCAGGAGAGGCGGCTCGTTGACTTTGTTGAGAACCACGGCCAAGGACTAGATTGGTACGTCAACTGGATAAAGCAAAATGATTACACAAAGGCTGAACACATCTTGCCCCACGACGTTGAGGTGCGAGAACTCGGCACAGGCAAGAGCAGAAAAGAAGTCTTACAAGACCTTGGACTCAATATCACCGTCTGCCCAAGAATGTCTATCGATGATGGGATACAAGCCGTTAGAAGGCTTTTACCTAATTGCTACTTCCATCCACGAACTAAACAAGGCGCAGATGCACTACGCAACTACCGCCGCGAGTACGATGAGAAGCGCAATGTTTACTACGACAAACC